AGCGTCAGCAGCATCTTTCGCAATCTTTACAGCAGCAGGAGTAGCAGCAGTCGTAGCAGAAGTAGATGTTGCACTATCTGTTAATTGAAGAACTCCAACTGCACTTGTCGTTCCAGTAGTTACTTTTGAACCCGTAATCGCAGCCGATCCAGAAATATCAGCATTAACGATGACTCCAGTAGCAATGGCTGTAAGTCCTGCATTATTAATAGAAATATCTCCTGTAACTGCTACTGCTGTTGGGACGTTTGATCCGTTACCAACAATAATTTGAGCAGAAGTAACATTTTCTAATTTAGTAAGTGCAATTGCAGCAGAAGCATTTATATCAGCGTTAACAATTGTTCCATTAGCAAGCATTGTGCTTGTAACAGTTCCAGTATCTCCAGTTGTAATTACTGTTCCAGTTACGTTAGGCAAAGTAATAGTTTTATCAGACGTTGTTGGGTCTGCAACTGTTAATGTTGTTTCATAAGCATCAACAGTAGAACCTTCAAATACAAGGCTTCCAGTATTACCAATTAACACCTGACCTGTAACAGTACCACCTGTAAGTGCTAACTTCTCTGTTTCTAATTCTTGGAGTGCATCTTGTACATTAGTTGCACTAATTTGTCCATAAGGTGTGAAGGTGATATTGCTTGCAACTTGTCCTGCTACTGTCTGCGAAAGATCGACTTCGTTCCAGCTACTTCCTGCTGAGTTTGTAATACCTAAAACATAATCAGGAGGAGCTAAAGCAACAACTGGTGCTGGAGAGCTTGGCGTTCCAGACGTGGAAACAACAACGTAAACACCGTCTGTAGTCGCTGAAGGAGTAGGCAAGTTAGACCCAACAGCTAATCCAGCCGCAATACCAGCCGAAGTCGTAGCCACCATCTGGCTGGTATTTGCATTAAAAGTTCCACCAAAAACAAGACTTCCTTTCGTTAATGTGGTTATTGCTTGCCAAGCGTTACCATCCCAGATAAACGCATCCTCAGAAACAGTATCAAAGAGAATTTGACCATTAAATTGTGCTGTTGGATAGCCACTTTGAGCAATTGACTGAAAGACTGCTGTAGAAGCATTACTTAACTTTGATCCATCAATAGAATCATTAGCTATCCTCGCAGCATCAAAACTTCCACTTGTTATTTTGCTTGCAGCAAGATCAGGAATTAAACCTGCTGTTAATGCTGCACCTGCTGTTGCTACACCTTTATTGTTTACAGTTATTGATTGATACGTTCCAGCACTAATTCCACTTGTTGAGGTTGATAAATTACCAGAACCGTCAACAGTTAATCCTCCTCCAGATGTAATTTGAACTGCACCTTTGGCACTTGTTGTTGATACTGGTAAGTCACTTGCAACCAAAGCAGTTGCAGCAGTAATCATTCCTTGATTATTAAAAGTTATTCCGCTAACTGTTGCTCCAGTAACGCTATTAGTAAGAGATAATGCACCTGCCCCATTAACAGTCAGACCAGTACTAACAGAAACACCTCCGACAGCAGATGTAGTAGCAACAGGTAAATCACCAGCAGCAAGGGCAACTGTTCCTGTAATTAAACCTTGAGTGTTATATGTGATTCCTGAACGAGTAGCAGCAGTAATTGTGTTATTAATCCCAAGATTGCCACTAGCTACATTTAAAGAACGATCCAGATTAGAAGTATTTAACTTGGTTGGTGTAATCGTGCCATCAGCAATTTTGGTGACAGTTACAGCGTTTGAAGCGATCTTTGCTTCAATAACGGCATTACTAGCTATCGCTCCAGAATCAACAGCGTTATCAGCTAAAGCTGCTGCATCAACAGCGTTTGCTGCAAGCTTCGCACTTGTTACAGCGTCATCAGCAATCTTCGCTGTTGTAACTGCACTATCAGCAATAAAGCTACTACCTAATGCCCCAGAAAGCTTTGCAGATGTAACAGCACCATCAGCAATAGCAGCAGTATCTACAGCGTTATCTGCTAACTCACTAGCACCAATAGCATTTGCAGCTATTTGATTAGCAGTAATTGTATTTGCTGCAATCTTTACTGCTGTAATAGCACCGTCAACAACGGCTGCTGTATCAACTGCATCGTCAGCAAGTTCAGAGGCCGTTACAGAATTTGCTGCTAATTGTGTTGCTGTGATTCCACCTGTTGCAATTTTTGCCCCAGGAATATCTCCATCACTAAGACTTAACTTTGCATAAGTAACATTTGCATCTGTAATCTTCGCAGTTGTTACGGCGTTTGCAGCAATAGCAGCAGTATCTACAGCATTATCAGCTAACTCAGAAGCAGTTATCGCATTAGCAGCTATCTGTGTTGCAGTAACAGTATCGTTGACTAACTTCGCTCCAGTTATCGTTGCATCTGCTATTTGAGTTGCAGTTATCGTTCCACTTGCAATCTTGGCAGCAGTAACAGCATTAGCTTGTATTGCCGCAGTTGCTACTTGGTTCGTGCCTAATGTCCCAACCTTTGCAGCAGGTATATCAGCATCGTCAATTAACGCAACACCAGCAGCAATTAAATCTTTAATCGTTACTTTTTTAGTCTCAGTTGCACTAATATCAGCAACCGCCGCTACGTCTGTCGCTTGAATACCTGCTTCTGCTAAAGCGGGTAAACTCGTAATCTGGAGATCTGCCATTGCCGACTAACTAAAAACCAATACCAGCAGTTTAAACCTGTTCGAGCAATATGCGACTCTGATTTTCTTGCAATATCTTATCTGAGTTTTCTTGTAACAAGAATCCTGGTGTATCTCCTGTTTTTAAACCAATCACTCCATTTGTTACAAATTCTATTCTTGTCTCTATAACCTCAGTCACAGACACCGTTACAGCAATATTAGTAATAATGCAATTAGCTTCATAAAAGACATTTTTCTTTGAATTATCAGGATCACGGTAAATATAAAATAATCCATCAAAATCTGATCCTTGCTGAGTACGAACCAGCAATTGAGCTAAATAAAATGGAAATTCTGGATCTGTTCCGTATTCATTAGCCCTATCGCCTGTGTCATAATCATGCTCCCAGATACAAGTCATTGATCCTTGACCACTAATTAAGCCAGCTTCATATTGATTTCTAAATTCATCTCCAAGATTTGTTAAATCAACTTGCTCTCTACTCGTTGTCATTTCAAATTCTCTAACACCTGCTACATGCCTAAATCTTTCGTTTCTGGTACGAATTAAAATATCTTTTGCAGAACTAGGAGCAACAAGAGTTAAAGCCGTTGTTTGTCCACCTTCTATAGCAGCAGCAAACGAACTATATAAACGAAGACCTCCGACCTGATCAACATTAATAAACCACTTACCATCTGGATAATTATGACCACTAACTAATTCAAGCCTTGAACCATCAGCCGTTTCTATTTCTACTTCATCTCCACTAATTAACGAACCAGAACTATGGTCAACACTAAATCTTTTTGTTGATGTATTTACGTCATAAGGATCTAACTTCGTCTGCAATGCAGATTGAAGCGTATCTCTTTTAAGGGCTACTTCACCCCATTGACCAAAATAAACGCCCATTAATCAATCAGAGTTGTGTTGTCATAAGGAGCACCATTAGCTTCCCAACTAATATCCGCAGAAGCAACTTCTCCTACTGCACTAGTCATTGAAACACCTGTAATAAAGACAGAGAACTGAATATCTCGAATATCCGTTGAGCCTGTTGTCATTCGCAGCTTTAAAACTAGTTCAGTAGAACCAGCATTAGCCCCATCACCAGCAGCACCTCCCGTTGGCATTGCAGCAGTTAAAATCTGATGAAGATTTGAGTCGGCTCCAGAACCAGGTGATGCAACGTAATAAAACAGTCTTGCACTTCCGCTATAGCTTCTAACACCTGATTCAATTGTTCTATCTGTATCGCCTAATGAGGTCGTTTCTAATACCGCCATTGAGCTAGAGAAAGACCAAGATTGAACTTTTGCAGCCTTTACTTCCGACTGACCTGGTTCGGTGATATAAAGTTCACCATCACGTCCAGAATAAAAACCCACAACCTTAAATTAAAACGTTGTTCTTATTATATGGGTGCATCCAAGCAAGCAACAAAACTACAGCTAACATTA